CGCTATTCGTTGTCTTGAATAGCCCAGGTCGCTGTGCAATAAATCTGCGCAGCATCACCATATGAAGGTGCTAATCCGATATGATCTGCATCAACAGGCTTTACGTTCATCGGTTTTATCTCACCGGAATTATTTGTATAGCTCAAAAAAGCCACATTAGGCGAATAACCTTTGTGAATCGAAATGAATGGCTTTCCGTCGGCCGTAGCTGTAGTCGTGCCGAAATATCCGCTGCAGATTGTGCCCGAACGTCGAATAAACGATCCGCCATTAAGTGTATGTGATTCTGCGCCTGCGATAGGCGCATCTCCGTTATGACAGGTCGGGCAACCGCCGGCCAAGACGCTAGCCATAAAGTCTGCGATAACGCTATGCCCGGTCTGGTTAGGATGATACGAGTCTGCGTGTAGGTTGGAATCGTCGTAAATCCAATCATAACACTCGCCGAATACAACCACGCGGTCAGATTGCACGGACGCGCAACCGCGCTCGATCGCACGCAAAACAGCCATGGTTGCCGAAGAGATGAACCGGCCGGGTAGCATCATGGGAAATACGAAAATCTTTGCGTTTGGGAACTTGCTAACGGCTTCCGCTAAGCACGCGGCTGCCGCGCTCTGCACCTCGCTTGCGGCTACCTTGCGATCGTTGATCCCGCCTGCGATTACCACACAATCAACTTTTCCGGGATCTGCAACGGCGGCTGCTGCTTGGGTGACAAGCGTTTTAAAGTTGATGGAATCGCTTGCAACGGAGAAGCCGCATCCACCTTTGTACGAGTTTGTACCGGTAGCTTTGAGTTTGCTTACAAGCAACGTACCCCACGACGTGAAATTACCAACGCTGCTATATCCCTCAAGCCAGCTATCGCCTACGCACACGATGTTGGAAAAACCGCTTGGTTTGGCCTTTTCAAGCGCGTCGATGCGTCCGTTAAGGCGGCTAATGCTTTGATTAGACGCAGCGATGTCATTTTCCGCCGTCGAAACTCTCTCTCCGAGCTTTGAAATACTCGCATCAACAAGATGATTGTTGGTGCTTACGGTATCGTTAGTCTGCTTGAGCTGCATGTCGACCTTACGCACGGCCGAGTTATACTGATCTCGCAAATTTGGCTTGTCGTCGTTTGCGTATAGATCGAAGTTGTAGTTAGGGGTGTATTCACGGGCCATGACGAATCTCCTTTTTAACCGGCCACGTAGTAAATAATGCCGTCTTTTGTGACCTTTGCGGCGGCAAGCTGCGCGACGGTCAGAACCTTGTCACTTTCGCTCTTTACGAATTCGCTGTTGGTTAGAGCTTCTTTTAGTTTCCCATCGATGGTTTGCATGGCTGTGTTGTACACGTTGACAAGATCGATCGCTCCGTTCGGCGTGAACAGCGGCAAATTATAGTTGACGGTCGCGCTCATCTTTTACTCCTTAATGCTCTAAGGCACCATAACGTACCCTTTTTCGTTGACGACGGCATTTTTCAGCGCATCCGTTGAAAATCTGCTGCCCTCAACCTTTGGCTTATTATACTCGTAAACGGCCGGCAAATCGAACTTTTCGACAAGCCAATAGCTCATAACCGCAAGCCCGCGCACGTTTAGTCCGGAGTCGGCAAGAGCTTTAACGTCGAGCCCGGAATTAGCAAGTTCTTCGGTCGTGATGCTGTGCACGGTCAAATCGTTAAACATGTCGCGTTGCGCGGTAACCGTGTCCGTATAACTACCGCGTTGCACGTCCCACTGCAGCGTTCCTTCGGTCAGCTGTTTTATAAGCTGCTTTAGTTCGGCTACTTGCGCGTTCACGTAGCCTTTAAGCTGTTCGAGATCCGCTTTTGTGGCAACGTCCGTGTTTATCTTGTTTATAGCGTCGGCAAGCTTTTGCGTGTATTCGATCAGCCCTTCTAGCCGGCCGCATATTACTTTCCAGCGTTGTTCACTACTGTAAACATTCCAATAGATTTCTGGAATCACCGGCGTATCCTGCAGAAATGCCGCGAACGGCATAAGGCGGCCGGTCACTCCAGATTGAGCGAAACACTCATCATGCACGCGAAACACACCTCCAATTCGTTCAACAACATGGTGTCTACGTCATTATAACGCGAACGTATAGCGTTAATCTTATCGATAAAATCCCCGTTAGTCACGGTCTCGTGCTCACGGTCGTTGGCGTTTCGCGCGTAGTCGTTTACGCTTGCGTTAAGCTGCGTAGCCGGGAAATCCGAGTAGACGTTACGCTCCTTTTCGTAGACGTCTTGTACCGCAAGAGGTGTGAGACCGCCGTCTAATGCGGCGTATGCTCCCGTGTATTTCGGCAGCGCCTCCCCGAGCACTCGAGTAAGCTCCCATCGCCATTTTCCGGGCGGCGTTATACCGATGTCGCGAAACCAAAAATGCGCCGTGAACTTTTCTTCGAATCGCTCTTTTTGCTCGGTGGAGTACCATTGCAGTCGCTCCCAGCGCACATCACCGAACGGGTCGAACCCGCCTTCGACGAGTTCGCAGAGCTGGATTGAGTAGACGGAATGATAATCCGGCACGTTGGGTGCCGGCTCGAACGGTTTAATCGCTTGCATACTTATCACCTCCGTTTTCCGAATCCTCAAGCCCCGCCATTTTCTCGACGTTGTGCATAAAGTTATACGTGTCAGATTCGAAATCCTCGTTCCAAACAACCTGTAGCGGCTTCGTCGCCGTGTTTTTACCCCATAGACGGTAAAAATTTCGGTCGTTAAAAGCTTCGCACGCTTCGCGCCTGCACGAAAGCGGGTTGAGTTGCAAAAGGCCCGTTGCCTCGCTCGAATCCCGAACCTCCGTCGCGGTCTGACGCGCCATCTTAAACGGGAGGTTCGGGATGCCGAGAAATGTAAACGCCAGATTCCACGTGTTCATCAGGTCTTCTTGCAGAACATTGCCCATGTAAGGCACGCCGGTTTGTATCGCCTGCACCTCGATATTGTTAAACCCGCGCGTCGCGATGACGCCGGGCTCGTTGCCCGAAATCTGCTTAAAAACGTTAGCCATTTGCTGCCGGTACGCTTGATCTCCTACCATGACCACGGGCGTCTTTACGTGCATCCTGTTTACCTGCTTTGTTCGGACGATATCGGCCATATCGTACGCAAGCAGCGTAAAGTTCGACGCGGTGGCGGCTCGAAGCATGTTGTCATAGATTATAACGCCGTTTGTGTTATCGCACGCAAAGTTGGTTTCGTTGTCGCCGATCGCGCGCCACGTAGGCGCGTTGCCGTACATGTTGATACCGCAGGGCGCCGCCTGCAAGGAGCAAAACAGGCCGGGCTTGTTTTTGGGGTATGCGATGGTCGCCACGCCGTTAAACAGCAGCTGTGTTTCGAGGTATCGCGCATCGCACGTTTTGGGCATGTTTATCCACCGAAAACGCGCAAGCGCCAGCTGCAGCAGCTGCGTGCGAAAAAACTGCTGCCATCGCTGGTTAAGTTCGCTCGATTGCCAAAACACCTTGTCGCCGCGTGAGCACGTCTTGCCTCGTTTACCCATTCTCAACCACGCCCTCGAACTTCGGCGGAACCCCGCAGGCGCGATTGAACGTCGCCATAGCTGCAGCGTGTAACTTTGCGGTCTCTTCCTGCATGGCTTTAAGTTGAGCTGCCGCTTCGCGTTGTCGCGCCTCCCCGTCGGCGCGTTCTGCCGCGATCTTTGCGTTGTAATCCATGAGCAGCTGTATCTCGGCGTCCGTCATGCCCTGATACGTCCCCAGCTTGCTCAACTCGTCGATGCTTCGTGGCGTCGCCGCCTCGTCAGTTGTCATATATGCTCACCTTTCCGATTTTGTCGGGATCTCTCCATACGGTAACGCCATCATACAACATTCGCCGAAACGCATCCTGACCTTCTTCCGGCACGGCATCAACGCCCGTGGCCCAAATGTCCGAAACTTGCCAATAGGTAAAGTTTCGCATTTTGTTCCATCCGTCGAAAGCCCACGCCTGGTTTAATGCGTATCCCCAACGCAAAAAGTGCGTAGCTGCCTGGCGGATGGCGCTCTTGCTCTCCGTCACGATGTTTACGCTCAGCATCATGGGGCGCGTGTTGCTAAATTCGCCGTTTTGAGCGACCCCGTAGGAGACCGGCGCGCCAAGCGCGGCTTCGCTCACCGCGTTGTCGATGGCGCTATAGCTGTTGGCGCGGCTGCGTGCGGCGTTGGCGTCTCCCGTTGCCCTGGTGTTCGCGGCGTTCGTGCGCATGTTGCCCGCGTTGTTGCTCGTTATGCTCGTGCTAGCGTCGTTGCTGATGGTCGCATTGGCGATGATCGCATCGTTGTTAACCCTGGTTGATGCGTTGTTAAAAGAGACGCTTGAGTCCTGCTTGCCGTACGCGCTCACAACCGCCTGGTTGTATACGTTGACGTTGTTAGACTGCGAGACGGTGATGGACGCGTTCGTCGCGCTCCAGTTCGCGCCGGTGTTGACCATGTCGCTCACGCCGCCGAGCGCACCCCCGATATCTCCCTTAAACGCCGACGCGACCGTCGTTATAGCGCCGGATACCATGCCAAGCGCGGCGGCCGAATCGTTGTTCGTTGCGGCGACTCCGAGCTGCGCCTGTTCCGCGTCGAACGCCGCGTTGCTGTTGCCTATGTCGTACTGCACGTCGGTTTTTAGCTTAGTGTTGGACAGCTCGACCCCTTGATAACCGGCGTTGACGCTGGTCGCGACGTTGGCGTTGTTCGCAGCCACCGAAACGGCGTTGTTAGCCACCATGTTAGCCGCGCTGTTGTTAACGTTGGTCTGCGCAGTCGCATTACTAGCAGTCGCGTTGTTGTAGGCCGTCTCGGCGTCGTTGGCCTGCTGCACACGTGAGTAGTGCGTGTGATAATCATACGCTTGCGCCGCGCTTTGGATGATGCGATAGCACGGTACCCCCCAGCTTTTGAGCGTATCGTACCAACGCCCGCCGCCCGCGAACTCCTCGCCCCGCATGGTCGCGAACGTTATAGACGTCGGAGATCCGCCGTACCCCGCTATATGACTTGAGACGGTCAGCCACGGGAACGCACCGTTTAGCGCGACTTCGATATCAACGGCTCCTTTAGCGAGATCCTCAACGCGCAGCTCTGTAACGTTGCCGCGCTCATCGGCGATCTCGATGCGCGAATACGGGTACGTGTAAAGTTTCGCAAGATGTTTGACATCGTCCGAAAAACCGAAGGAATCGCTCGTGAGGTCGACGCGCGTCTCAAGCTTCGCGCCTTCCGCAGGCCCCCACACCGTGACGCCGAAAACCTCGCTGCTGGTGCCCTTGCTCAAAAGTTTTTCGCCGACGAGGAAAAGCGCGTCCATAGCCTGCATGGACTGCGGCGCGTTATTCGCCCAAGCAGCGAAAAAAGCATCTAGATCGGAGGCAAGCAGCGCGAACTGCCAATCGGATGGCACCCCGTTGGCAAACGTCAGGTTAGTAAACGGCATCTTGTATCCGCCGAAATCTCCGTGGATCGGCACGCCGCGCATGCATACGACCGCGTACACGTTTCCGGCGTTGAGCACCTCGTTGTGCGCCGATGCCACTATCGACCGGCCGCCGTAGTCGACATCGGGGGCAAGCAAGTGCTCGGAATTTTCCAGCGGCGCTTGCAGAAAATCGCTCACGCTCGTTGCAGCCACCGGCGCATGCCCGCGCTCGAGTATCATGTGGTTAACCGTCATAAGCGGTGCGACGGTCACCCACCAATCAGGCACGAGCATAAGCGTCGTGCAGCTCGGCGCATCATAGCGTATCTCGGTGACATGAAAAAACCACTTGCGTATGCCGCTGGCACCCGTCGGCACGGGCGCGTCAGGATACTCGACTATCAGATAATTATAGCGACTCGCGTGGTCGAAGGTAAAGCCGACCTCGACATACTCGTTTATTTGATAGCGTACGCGGGTCTGCAGCACGTGCGTTTCCGTCGTCGTCTTTGCCGCGTTAGCTTTAAACCATTCATCTCGCGCCGCGATCGTATCAAAGCCGGGTTTATCGGTCATGACTCCCGGAGCGTAAACGCCCCACGGTACGCTCGTGACGGTAAGCCTCGCGCCCTCCCCCCATGTCTCATAGTCAAAGCTGCCGGGCAGCTGCTGATATAGTTCGCGGCCTGCACCGGGAAACTCCGCAGCGCCGGGCAAATGCGGATACCTACGCGTCATGCCCACCTCCTAGCATAAAAAAGGCGCAAGCCGGATGGCTTGCGCCTTATATTGTATCACGATGCGTTTTTAAGCGATCGTGACCGCGATGGACTTGGTGTACTTGCTCGTCTCGCCGGACGGGTTGACGTATACGGTGGTGCCGGTGATGTGCAACACGTTGCCGGCCTCAACACCCGTCTTTTGCACGTGCAATACGTTGTCATCCGTGATCCGCGTCGCGCTGTTGAGCGCGATGGGCTCGGCGCTTTCCTTGTCGCTAGCCTTTGCGCTGATGCTCCAAACCACGGCATTCGGCTTGACGTCCACACCGGCGGTCGCGGGAGCGACGGTGCCGACAAGCTTGACGCCGAGCTGCAGAGTCTCGCCGGGCTTGACGGTGCCGTCGGATGCGGGCGTGATGTCAACGTCGGTGACGGTCTGCGTTACGGTCGACTGCGCGATAATGGGTCGCGTGCCGAAGCAGATGATAGGCGCGAACGGGGACGCGCTCAAAATCTGCCAATGATGCAAGCGATACTGCGTGTTGAGCGTGTCGGTGTCGAAAAACGAGTACATGCCGTATTCGGTGTCGTAGCACTGAAACCAGTACTCGGAGCAGAGCACCGCGAACACGCCCGGCATGGGAAACTCGTCCATGACCTTGATGCGAAACTTGGTCTGAGCCTCCTCCATGTTAAACAACATGCCGAAGCCGAGGACCTTCAAGCGACCGTAGACTTCGGGCGTCAACAGCAGCACCATGTTTTCTGGGTTTTCAAACGTTGCGATCGCCTTTCCGGACGCGGCCGACGCATTCCACCGCGCGGACGGATAGACGTGCACCTTCTCGGCCCAGGCCACGAGATCGGACATCAGCAGGCGCGCACCGTCGACCGTCGTCGGGTCCTGATCGTAATGCACGGTCCAGATCGGCGTAGCGTTATCGTACAGGGCGATAAGCTGTTTCATGTAGTTGTACGTTTGCAGCTCATCCGAGTTAATGGCGGATTGCGAGATTTGCGCGGCGAGGGCGTTAAGACCGTACTCGTCGTTAAACGCCGTGCGCATGTCGTCGCGGTTGATCGTAACCGGGAAAACACCCTGTCGGTTTTGCTGATGGTACGCCTGCGCACCCTCCGGGAAATAGGTCTTGAGCAACTTCGAGTCGACGGTGTCAAAGCTGCGCTCCTGCACCCATCCGACCTGATTTTCCCACACGCTGCCGCCGTACGTGACTTTTTTGACGAAAGCCTTCAAGCCGTTTTCGAAGCTCTGCGCGCGCGTGTACTGCATCGCAGGCACTTTTACGAGCCAATCGGCAAAGTGGTTGTAGATATCGCCGTTGATCGGGTCGAAGATGGATTGCATGTTTCGCGACAAGCCCGCCATCGTGCTGGTAAGCCCCAATTGCTGCGCGTCGTTGGTGTTGCGAAGAAGAAAATCGCCGATGATGGTATTGTTATCGACTGCCATTTGCATGCCTCCTTAAATAGTGTAGTCGCGCGCACGCGGGTCCTCGGGCTCGTCGAGCACGACGACGTCCCCGGCCACATACGCCGCAGCGTCTTCGTCGTCGACAAACTTCGCGCCGTTGTCCACGGATGCTGCGTTTGCAGCGTCGACGTAACCGCCGATTGCCTCGCGAACCTCGCCGATGGCATCGAGGATCTGCCGCATCATGCTGCGCAGCTCCTCGAACTCGCCTGCGCGGTGCACCTCCTCACCGGTCTCGCCGGTCTCATCGACCTGCTTCGCCTCGTCCGCGGTCAAATCGTCGCGCTCTTGCTCTTCCATGTCCATTATGTAAGCCTCCGTTTCAACACTTGAACGCCTTACGCGCTTATAGGTTTACATAATAACATGTCTTCGCAAATAGAAAATCCCCGCCACGATGTGACGAGGATTTGATAAAGGGGCGCAAGACGGTTCGGAGCGGCTGGCGAAACGCTAATCAGGCAAGCCCGCGCGTCTGCTCCCGCAGATGATCGCCGCGCCGTCGGCTCCCACGCACATACCGCGCCGCGCCTTGCAGCGTTATTTTATCCCAAAATCGCGCATCATACGCAAGAAACCCTCCCGAAGCTTAACGTTTTCGAATCGCACGAGCCCCGCACCGTAACGGTCGATAAACTCCATCATCGACTTGCGTGCCTGCTTGGCCGCGAGGTAGTTAACGCGGTTGTCCTCTGTAGTCAGCGCGTACACCTCGCCGCCTCCTTTTAAAACCTTCGATGTCACGTACGACAGGCCGTGCGCCCAGTCAGTCCAGATGCCGTAGATTGCGCCGCGGTAGATAAACGCGCATTCGTAATGGCTTCCGCGCGTGCGCTTTTCGATAAACTCCGAGGTGTCTACCGTAAACCGGTTTTCGAGCAGCGCGGCCTTATCCTTCGCGCGATGCGAGATCATGCGGCTAGCAAGCGTGCCGCCGTCCTGCTTGTTTTTCGTGCAGTAGTCCGCGGGGTCGACATAGTCGAGCAGCACGAGGCCGCCGAGCAGCCAATGCTTGCCGTACTCGGGTATCTCATAGACTTTAAATTCCGCGAACCACGGATTTAGCAGATCGACCGCATTACCGAGCAGATAGATATTAGGGCTGCAACGCTGCGCTCCTAGCTTGGTCGCGGATTGCACGATGGATTGGAGGCGCCCCCACTCGTCGTTGAGGTAGCGCCGAAAGCGCAGATCCTCCGGCTCCATTATCGCCTCGTCGACCACGAAACGGCGAACCTTGGCAAACGTGCGCTCTTTAGATGCCTGCTTGACGCTCATATGCGCGAAATAGCCGATGACGTCCCACTCCTTTATCTTGTCGGATTCTTTGCGCGACCCGACTTTAAGCGCCCCTTTTTCGAGGCGAAAAACAGGTCTGTTAACGTCATACCATTTGCGTACCTTTGCGTCTTGCGTGTCCATGCCGATGCCGTCGAGATATCCCTCGCTTATGCGCGGGATATCCTTTTCGTACCGGCACACGGCGCAAAAACGTTCGCCGTGCGCCATATAATCGCGCACGAACTGCTCTCGGAGACCGAACGTCTTGCCGACGTCGCGCTCACCTACGATCATGGAGACGTCCGCGTTATAGGTAAAGGTTTCGCGCCAATCGTAATAGCTTTTAAGCATACTTTATCCCTCCAGCTCAAAGGTCGGTTTGCCGTCGCAAACGCTCAGCCTGCGCTCGCGCACGTCCACGTCGCGACCGTACACGTCGCGCATATACGCCACGTTTTCGGCGTTTACAGGCATATCTGTTTCCCCGAGCGCTCGGCTCACCGGGTAAAGCGCGATCGCCTCCGGCGCGGTTACGTGCGCGATGTTACCCATGTAATCCGCGACATCCGCATCAAACACGTCCAGCGCGCTCGGGCTCGTGCGCTGCAGCGCGTGGCATACGCTGTTGTCCACGATGACGTTATATCCTAATACAGCGGGTAGCACGTCTTCGGGCGTATGCTCCTGCAGCATGTCGTTTATATAATGCTCGATATGATAAGTTTTATCCGGTCGCGACAGCCCCGCGCACGTCACGTGCGCGCGCCCGTCATGATCTATGGACACGCGGGCTTTGTTCCAGGCCTCCATGTGATAATCATAGCGCGTTCGCCCCGCTCCGCATCCTTCGACGTCAAACGATCCGATGCCCTCCAACGTACTTGCAAGCTGCGTAAAGTTCTTGCGCACGCGGCGTTGACATACGTCTAGCGCGCGTTTAGAGCAGCTTGCCAACGGTTGCAGGCACGCGGATAAATCCGCGTCCGTTATCGTCTCGTCGCACGATATTTTAAGGCTGTCCGTATCTCCGCCCGTGATAAACGCGCGATCGCCGAAACGCTCGAAAACAAGCTCCATCGCCAAAATGAGATGTAACCGGCTACCGCCTACGATGCGCATGCCGTAGTTGTACGCGACCTTCGGGCGCGTCGGCAACCGGTCGAAAAAGTTTTCGGGCGATAGCACCGTTTCGTGATCCACCTCCAGGATCGCGCGCACCTCGTCGACCGTATAACCGGCTTTAAGCATGTCTTGCGCCATAGTCCCGTAGATTCCGTTAAACATGCCCTTAACCGTGCTGCTGTAATAACTAGCAACAAAAGCGTTGGACAGTTCGCCGGTCTTCAAGCCGGCAGCGATGCCGGCGGGAACGCTGGCAGGTATCGCCTCGGCGTACGGTACGCCCTCGGCGTACACATTGCTTATGTGCTTCGTGTCCTGCTTGCGCGCGAAAAAAACGTTGCTTTGCAACGTGACGTAATCTGGAGGCAGCGAAAACTTGGCAGTGCCCTCGCCGAGCAAGCATTCGAGGTCATCCCACTCGTACACGCGCGAAAGAGCCCACAGCTCGACCTCGGAGACGTGCAGCTCGGCAACGTCCGCGCTGTAAAGCTTGCCGAAGGCAAATCGTGCGTTATGCGCGCGGTCACGCCAACCGTTGAGTTTAGCAGCGCGTATCGCAAACTGCTCGGCGTCGTTTCTCGAGTATTCTGCGCCGCCCTCGCAGCCGCAGCCGAACTTACCGCGCGGTATGCTTGCGATGCCCCACGCTGCAAAACACGTGCCGCGCCTCAGGCGCAGACCGCGAAATCTCAGGCGAGCGTGGATCGCAAACGGCCACGGCTTATGATAATCGCGCATGACGGCCTCGCGCGATACATCGAGGATCGCTTTAACCATATAATCAAGCTCACTTTTCCGGAGCGGCCTAAACTGCTCCGGGATCATCCTACCGTTGATAAACAGATGATGCATGCTCGTAACGTCCAAACTCGCGACGTTGCGCACGACGACGCTTGCATAGCGGGCCGCCGTAAACGTCAGACCGCCGCGGAAACACGCCTTGCGCAGGCCGTAATCGTAATAGCAACCGGGCAGATCGTCACGGCACACCGCCATAAAAAGCTGCTCCAGCGTCTTACGACCGCGCCCGCTTTTGACCTTGAGCGGAGCTATCTCGTTGCGCGCCATCTGCCGCACAAGAGATGTTTTCGTTATGACACGCACGCCTAGCATTCCAGGCGTCAGCCAATCGTTCGCATCCAGCAGATAGCGCAGATACGCCGGGATAACCTGCACGTCACGCACCGCATATCTTATCTCAGCATCGGTTAGCGGAGTTTCCGGGGTTCGCACAAGCGAGTAGTCGAGTTCACCGACCAGCTTCGCAAGGCCCGCCGTAGCTCCCATGGCGGCAAGCCCGCGCATCTCCAGATGGTAAGTGTCCCAAAACCTGAGCAAAGGCGTGCCGTCGGAGCTCACGAGATCGAGGGTGTATACGTTGGTGCTAGACTGAGCGTTTACCCGCATGTCATAGCGTCTGCAAAGCTCGGCAAAGATGCTTTGCAGATCGAACATAAGGTTATAACCGGCGATTATAGGCACGACGTGGTTAGACGCACCCCACTCTATGAGCGCGTCTATATAGTCGAGCATATCGTTGCATCGACGAAACAGCTCAACGTGATCGTCGCGATCAGGCACATAACGCGCAAGGTCTACGCCGCGCAGATCGTTTACCTGATAAAGATACGCGAACGCTTGCCATCGGTCATCAATCCGCACATTTGTCGTCTCGGTGTCGTAGGCGGCGCAGACCCTGTAAACAGGATTACTCCGGCGACCCATAAGCCTTCACAGCCTCGATCTGCTGCACGAGCATCGCGATAATCGGCGTATCGATCTCCTTCGTCGTTCGCTCGGCTTCGCGGTAAGCCTTGCTCAACTCGTCCGTATCCTCGATCACGCCGCCTGACGTGTCGAGCTGCCTCAACACGTCGCGGACGTCCGAGCGTGATATGATCTTTGCGTACGCCGCTTCAAGCGACGACACGCCCAGCCCCTCCATGATCGCGTTGTTGCGCTCCGCTAACGGCTTACCTTCCCAAAGCCTTTGCGTCACGCGATAAAACAGCTGCGTTTTCTCGCGCCCCTTCGCGCCTAGCGCGCTTATCCCGCCGGCTTTGGCCTTGCGCAATTCGTTCGCAAAGTCGATAGGCTGCTGCTTCATCGCGCGCAAGCTGCGCACGTTCACGCTCTGCAGCGTTTTCAGCGCTTCACGGCTGCGCTCAGTGTACGTCTTGTTTTTGCCGCGCGCCGAAAGCTGCGCGAGGTTGCTTTGCAGCTCCTGCAGCTGCTGCCGCGCCGCGCGTTTTTCCAAAAAGTTCGACGATTGAGCGATCTGCTTTTCCAAACGCGCGATGCCGCGCTTGGTGCGCTTGCGGATTTTATCGACCTCGCGCGAATATGCGCGTTTCTCCGGATCGCGTGCCATTTTTCACCGCCTTTGATAAAAAAAAGGCGTTGCCGGGTATGCAACGCCTTACCAGATAACAGAGTGGTGCGCTGCTTAGATCATGCGCAGCGACTTGATGGTGTTTCCGCTGCCGGTCTTGGTAACGTCAACCGAAAGCGCGACGACTTCGCCTGATGCGAAAACGCCGAGCTTGCAAAGCGTGTCGGCGGATTTACGGATACCCTCCGACTGCGTAAAGTACGCGCTGCCGTCCTCGCAAACAAGCGTGGTGTTCGTGCACGGCGTATCAACGCTATTCGCATCACGAGACCTGCGCACGCCTGGCTCGGTCATAACGCCGATGACGTTAAACACGTCGACGCCTCCCTCAATCGCATCGTTGAGCGACTTAGCGGAGTTAGCCGCGTTTGCGATGAGCTTGATCGTGTCTTTTGTCGGCTTGATGGTGCTGTAGTTGCTAGCCTGATAGATGATCTCGCCGTTTGCGTCGGGCACGCCGACGATTGCATTGACGGGTTCTGCGGTCATAATCTCGGTGTTCTCCATTTTCGCTCCTTTAATCGATAGATTCGGAAATCTCCAAAAGCTTGCTCATAGGTACGCGGTAACGACGTTTCTGCGGCTTTATCTCCGTTACCGTGATAGTGCTGTCCCCGTACTTGCGTCGCGCCGCGGCAGAAGCACGCTTGTAATCCGTGTACGAGTTCCGTAGCGTGCCCGCGAAATCCGCTACGGCGCCGTTGTCACCAACGCAAAATCCGCTTACCGCGCATCCTCCAATCGTAAACTTGTGGTAAACCATTTTTCACCTCCTTTCGTGCGGTACACTTATTATAACGCAACTTACTTAAATGTCACAGAAACTTTTATTTTATCGTTTTCGAAATTAGCGACCTCTTGCGGCTCACCGCTAGTATGCGCGCCTGCGTAAGCGTCCCACGCGGAAGCGTCCATAAACGCGAGGTTGCCGTCCAAATCGCCGTCGTAGCCCGAGACGCGGCAATCGCTGGCGAACTGCCAGATAGCCGCGAACGTCCACGCGCCGGTATCGAGGTCCCCGCAGACGTTCGCGGCGTCCTCGAAGTCGGGATGCGCGACGTTTGGATATTTCGCGATCCAAAGACCGTAATCGGCGGATGCGACACTTGCCCAATCGAGCACGCTGCAAAGGTTCTCGCTCATGTAGATTAGCGGCTTAACACCGGTTTCGCGCTGCACCGCGTCCAGAAACGCCTTAGCCCCGGGAACGCCCCAGCTGCAGGTGACGTAATCTTCCTCGTAATCCAAAACAGGGATGCCGCGACCGAAATACCCGCGCGTATTGTCGATAAAATAACGCGCTTCCGCTTCCGGCTCCGCTCCCTTGGCGTAGTGATAAAAGCCCCATTTCTTGCCACTTTCGATGCACTGCTGCACTACGTCGTCGCACCTCGGGTTTACATAGTCCACACCTTCCGTAGCTTTCGAGATGACGAAATCAACGGGCATATCTCGCACATTAATATTTCCCTGCCAGCTCGAAACGTCGATTCCCGCTAACATTATTAAGTCCCCCCTCCGTCCAATAACGCAATCTACTACGACAACGCAAAAAGCTCCGACAAACAACCCGGACACGAAACCTGCAAATACACACGGCACGCTTGTAAACGTCAAAACCATGATCAACCCTTCCTGTCGAACAACTTCTCCATAATCGGCCATTTTTTAATGTCGGGGTTGATAACGACGATGTTCTCCAGCACGCTGAAAAACTCAGTAGTGCATACATAGACGCAAACGCACAACGTCGTTGGTACGCCCGGCAACACTTCAAAGTGCTGCTGAAAAACCTCCACACACGCGAACAGCGCGATCAAGGCAAAATACGCCGATTTGTGCATGAGCCCGTCGCGCATCTCCTTGCTCGATAGAGCGCCGGTCACGTATGCCTTGCATAGCCCGCTAACTATGTCGAGTAGTACAAACACGCACACGGCCGTTATAGGCCATGCGTCGATAGATACGTTTGCTAGTTCTTCCATTTGCGATTCCTTTCTGTTTCGACACCGCGCGTATACCCGTCGTTATACCCCGAATTATACGCGTCTAGCATATTACCACGCCTCTTATACTCGCATTTCGCGGCCTCGAAACCGCGTATATACGCAAGCTTGCGTAAGACTAGGCAAAGCGCTATGACAAATGCGACGAACAGCACGGCCCTTAAATCCGCTACATTTATCGTTCCCATGTTTTCCTCGCTTCCAACTCGTAGCTTATATCATGCGCGAGGTCGGATAGCGCGCGCCTATAGCCTGCGATATACGCATCGGCAAACGCATCGCTGGCTAGCATACGGTTGCCTTTTGAGTCGTAAAAGACAAACTCGTCAAGCGGATTATTGAGCCAAAAGCGCACCGTGCTGCGCGTCATTCGCTTGATAACGCAGCTGCGCAGCTTCTTTAGCACATCGGATGCGATCTGCCCTAAAGCCGGCCGCATCGACCCTAGATTAGCAGCGTGCGCTGTGTAATAATTTTTGTTCATAATTTTCTCCTTTCGACACACTTATTGCGCGCGCACTTATGATATAATAGCTTTATCGGTAAAATCAAGAAGCAAAGGAGCTAAAATGAAAAACAATATTACCGAGGCTATCAAGTCCGAAACCATCGAACACGCAGCGTGCTACTGCGAATGGGCCGACTCCGATTCTATCACCGTTGAGCTCCGCAGGTGGAATGGCTCGTACGAAGTCGTCTACTCAACCCCTGAGAGGTATCATGTGTTCGGAGAGGGTAAAGGCCTCACGCTCGAGCAGGCCGAGGAGATCTACGACGAGCACGTCGAGCTCGCAAAGCGACTTGCAGCCGGGCGTGCTATGTTTGACTAGGAGGTGTTTCACGTGTTGCTTACCAAAACCGAAATCATCGAACATGTTACTGTCCCGATGCTACAATCAAAGCTCAGAGAACTTTATGATGCAAAAGATCCAACAATCGCGCTCGTTTTGGAAATCGAGCTACCTACGCTCGATAAAGCAGCCGCAGATCTAGCTAAACTTCATCTGATTA